TGATCCTTAAAACCTAAGTCATCAATTTCAGGTGCAATGAGTTCTTGAATTGATCCGCCTGGAGGGGCATCATCTACTGCATCAAGTGCGTCAATGATCTTTCCCTGCCCTGGTACGTTAGATTTAAGTGCATCCATAGAAGATGCATTAGCAAACGTATCGAATCCCCAAGTCTGCAACTCAAAATTATATACCCAAATCCTGAATGTATTATCAAAAGATTCAATCCCTAAATAGTACCTAGCTTCTTTGTAATCGTATGCTGAGAAAGTTGTCTTAGCTCTCTTATAGTTATCAAGCACCTCATTGATAACCTTGTTACCTATAGCTTGTGGCCTCTGCCCAGGGACATAGACAAAGATTTGTTGACTTGAGATACTTAAGAAGATAACTCCGAATTCTGACACCTGAGCAGATTGAGGTACATCACAACCAACTCGCGGAATGATTTCCGTGAAGTTGAATGGGTTGTTTGGTATCTGTGTTCGCGTCCCTTGCCATATAGAACGCTCACGTAAGATGATTAGTAAGCTAGAAAAAGGAAACAATCCAGTAATAGAATCCTTTGTATCAGTACTAGTAGTCCGTAAGACACCACTTCCTGGCGTCAAGTCAGAACTGATATCTACTTCATCATCATCTGGATCAGGGTCTACAGGATCAAATGAGCGTATATCAAATTGTGACGACCAGAGAATTCTACTCTGACCCGCCAAAGTGGAACCAACAGAAGCAGCTACTAACCTATCAGCGAATCCAACAACAAACCTAGCCGATGGTGCGTTTGGTGTACCAGCTACAGGAGTCAAATCTTGTACTATAAAACCTGCTCCTGAAGCATTAACACCAGGGATAATCTCCTTTAGTGTTGTTGTGCCGTTCGCTAGAACGGTAAAGCCTCTATCATCACTACGATCAGTAAGTGTAGTGAAGTCTAAAATCTCATCTTTATTTATAGACCACTCAGCAGGATCAGCAAGAGGATCTGAGACTTCTAACCAAGTGTCTACGCCACCAGTAGAACCAAGAACATAAAGTTTATTCTGGCTAACTCTTACGATGTAACGTACATCTAAAGCAAGGCCATCAATAACGCCACGTACTGAATCAGTGTCTGGAGCAACAGCATCACGATAAAGAAGATAAGCTCCACGTCGTCTAACTGTATCATATTTAAACCTAACATTACTAGAACTTGACTGAGCTTCATTAGGAAGATCAGCAGGATCTATTGAGCTAATCATTCCTCTAGAGAAGTTAGATGCAAATTCTAGTTCTTTGTCTTGGATCTTAGGTCGCCCAAAAGATGGCAACCGTTTAAACCGAGGCATTCCTCTTGGTAGAGCCATTACACCATTGCCTGTACACCAGAGATATCAGCAATAACTTCAGCACTAGATAACATATACCTACCAGCAAGCGCAGATGTGTTTCGTACACGAACTGCTAAGATACTTGTTGAGCTTACAATCAATGAGCCATGAACAGCTTCGTCATATACAATTGTTTTAGCATAGCCAGAAGTTGTAAGAACTATTGGTGAACCTATAGCTGAAGCTATACCAGTATCTATACGACGACTAATTACTTGGAGAGTAAGCTCAGTAGCATCTGTAGCGTTTTCTACCGTACCTTCAATCGAATATCCAGAGAGCTGAGTACCTATAGAAATCGTTTGAATATCAGCACCAACAGGAATACGCAGAGACATTGTATACTGACCACTTGGGTCTACTCCACCACCACCAGTAGTAAATACGTTATCGTCTGCTTGCATACCTTCTGTAGCACGCTTAATATCATCATCGTCTTTAGCTGGCATCCAACCTTCAGGACCAAAATGCATTTCTGCATTTGTCTTAACAAGTTGCAAACTAACAGGATCTTGAGTCCAACCATCACCAGCGCCAGGAGTACTGCCCGCTGTTAGATCATTCATCCTTTCTTGGATATCTTCTAGTATATCACGAATGATATCATCCAACGTGTTTGCTTGTTCTGATCCAGTTGGAGTTGTAATATCCCAAACCCTTAGATATGCCATTATCTATCCCCTTGCGTCCAGAACGGATTAACGTAAGCAATTACATCACTACGTTGAGGTCTTATTTTAATAAAGGCGTTATCTTTAATTGCATCATCCTTCGTCTTTGTTCTTGATCCACCACCACTAGCTCCAACTGTAAATACAGTACCATCAATAACAGCAATGACGTATTCAATATGAGTGATTGCCATTGTGTTCTTACCATACAAAACAAAGCATCCTTCAGTAGGAGTACCCGTAACTTTGCTCTTATAACGATCATATATCCCTTGTGCTGTTGCATCACCCTTACGAGGGAAGTATCCAACAGCCTTCAAAACTTCAATACAAATACCGGAGCAATCAAAGCCTGAAGGATCGTCACCACCCCAAGAATACCACGTACCAACGAACTGCAAGATATAAGCTGAAGCTAGATCAACTCTACGAGCATACATTAGAGAGCTACGATCTGATCGTAAACACGATCTAAGGGTTCCATTCCTACATTAAGTGTAGTTATTGGGTTAACAAACTGGAATTCAGTAGCTGTCAACCGTTGCTTTCTCGTTAGTGTTTGTTTGATCCAAAGGCCATGGAAATCGTTAGCTAGTAAATCAACAGGTGTAACCGTTGCTACCTTAGCGAACACAATTCCAGTAGGAGCTACGATTCTACTAGTTACAGAACTAAGATCATTCTTTGCGAGATCCAATCCCCACTCTAAAGTGCCGTCCGAACCATCAGTTATTGTAAGAGTCGCACCCGATGAGATAGTGGAACCTGAGTTGTTGAAGAAGTATACCTTCTCATATCTAACAATCGTACCAAAGTCCATTGGCTGCACATAAGCCAGCATGTTTGTTAGACGAACTCTACCTTGCGTTATAGAATCAGAAAGAGTTGTAGAGGTAATAGTTATGACTGCATTGATTGTAGGATCAGTAGCAATTAACGAATCAGAAGCTACACTTGTTTGAATCATAAACACTTTCAAGAAGAACCTAGCTGTCGTTACAGTATTCGTACCCTGCAACTTGACCTTCTCAGCTATTTCCTCACCATCTGTACCCATCCCACGAACAATAACCGAGCGAACATCACTAGCTTTATCAGAAACGAAACTGATCTGTTCTGCACCACCAGGAAGGAAAGGCAAGAACTGTCTAACTTCTGACTCAGGATCAATTGCTCCTCCAACTGCACCAGCATCTGCCCGAACTATATTCAAAGGCATAATGCCTTCTTGTGTTACTTCTGTCATCTGAACTGTAGCGTCATCACCAATAAGAATAGTGTTAACTGTAGCTGTTAGCGTAGCTAGCCCAGGAGTAACAGCAGACGTTAACGTAGCTGTATACGTTCCATCGTTATTATCTGTTACTGCACCTATAGAACCAAAGTCAGTAAATATAACAACTGTATCACCTCCAACTACTATATTCACTCCAAGTGGATTAACTAACTGAACAGTAATTGTGGAGGTATCAACCCCATTAGCTTCTATTATTGTTGGAACAGCTGTAACTGTGGATTGAGCAGCGTCTACTACAGAAGAAACTAATAGAGAAGCTCTTATTTCAAAAAGAAAAGCTCTATGTTCTCCTCCCGCAACAAATCCTCTTTGGTACAAACCAACTCGATTTCTAGTTGGATTCCCTCTAAAATCATTTGTTAGAGTAACTGTTGACCCTCGTGGAGTTCTTGTTCCACCACCAGAAGGTTCTGTCCACACATCTACACTAGGATGTTGATAATCAAACCCAATACGAATTGATCCAAGTTGTGCAATAGCAAAACCAGAAAGAACCACTACGTTTTGAAGGAGGGTAACTCCATCTGAATGCCGAACGATTAAATCAATTGAAGCATTATTCTGGCCAATAAATCCAATCTGTAACCCGTCTCCATTATCTTGAACAAATGAATTAGTAATAAGTACAGTACTATCAGATTGGATAACTAAAAATATACCGTCCCCTCCAGTTGTAGTACCACCCCTTATTAAATCAACGTATCCAGTAATACCATCGTTTGCTATACTTACACTACCTCTAGCAAAACATAGATTATTACTCGTTACAATCTTGAGCGCACCACCAGTTGCTTCGGCATCACCAGAAGTACCTTCAATCCAAGTACCAATCCCTGCACCTGTTGGCGTATGATTGGTAAGATGTACTCCAGCAGTTTCAGCTACAAAATTGTCAAGAACTATAGTCATTAAAAGTGGTGTCCTCTATGAGGATGGAAGTGCTTATGTCTACCACTAACACCCAAAGTATCTCTATCATACATTTCTTCAGGTATATCAACACCTGAAAAGCGAGAATCTCCTTCTTCTTTTGATTCAACAGGTTGAGTGGAATTAATCAATCCAATTTGAGCATTCCTCATTTCCCTATGACGTACCATATCACCAAGCTCTAAGAATCTACGCCATACGCCACCATACATAATGATTTCATGCCAAACTTGAGGCAGGTCAGGTACATCAATATCAGCAACAAGATCAGCTAGAGTCGTCCAGTAGTAAATAATCATACCGTAAGCTAAGTCTGGTGTACGCCAAACAAAGAAACCATTGTCACGGCGGGCATAGTGAGTTGGCAATCCTGTTCTACCTTGTCCCTCGTTATAGTTATCTTCATACCATTTCAAATCCATACGTCTTAACTTATGATGCTCTCCAGTATTCGTACCCGCAGTAGCATCTTCTACAACAGCAATATGCTGCAACGCCTCAAAAGGAGACGGCGCAGTGTAAAGACGTTGATCTATGACAAAATTAGATTCAGCGATTCGTTCCTTCTCTCTGAATTCAAACTTGTCCATCAATTCCCAATAACTTTGATTGAGAAGTAGATCAACGCCTGGATCGTCGATATCAAACTCATCTTCTCCTGTATGCGTTCGCATCTTGGTTCGGAGAGTATCCAAGTTGATTGTCATTTCGCAACTTTCCTTAGATAAATAGATATCTCTACCTCTTTACCACGCTCCAATACTTCTACTCGTCCAACACAATCTTCTGCTATATAAACTTTTCCGCCATCGTGAATATCCATACCAGTCATACCGTTATTGTGACCAACTAACGAAAACCTACTATCTTCTGCACCACGTATAATCACCTGATAATAACCCGCCGACAGCGGAACTAATGGAGCTTCACTTAGCCCCGCCATCGACGCGCCAAGTAATAGGGGTTGCAGCATAATTATATCTCCATTTATGTGGGACGCACGTAATTCGGGTCGTCTGGATTAAGCATCTGTTTGCCTACGACTACCAAATCTGGCGTACCGCCAGGGTTTCTATCGTGAACATTTTGAGCTTGCCATTCGACCTGCAACACAAAGTTAGTTGTATCAGTCGTACTACATTGGATGTTGCCATCACTAGTAATACTTGCTTCATCAAACAAATTATCCATAGTTGGTGCTGTCGTTACATCTGTCTGATCGTGACCAGATACAGCAAGCAAAAGATCGCCTACTCTAATACCAGCAACAGGAATATTAACTGCGGCTGCTGCACCACCTACAGACAATGATTGTCTACGAGCTTTCAACGAAGTAGTCATAGTTCATCCTCCCTTTAGTTTAGGCAGGATTTGATCCATACCAACCGCGCCAATCCACGAACCACACCAAGAACCTAGTTGTGGTCTTGAATTTCGCTGCATCAGTATCGAAGTCAAATTCATCCGTAAACTCAACCGGACGGCGAACCATGTACCAAGCATCATTTAGGTTGCTATCCTGCAAGAAGTAATCATTCCCATCAACGGTGTAACGCTTAACAATCTGCTTTACACCAGGGAGCCGACGCTTAACTGTATTGATATCGTTGTCAGATGTGAAGGGTTCAAGGTCGCCCCCGAAAATCTTCATAGCAACGTCGATATCCAACGGATTGTAAATAACTCCATCCGGTACAACCTTCATCGGATCGCCGTTCTCGTTCCTAACAAGCTGTGACAGATTCAAAAGCGCATTAACACCTGTCACCGAGAAACCAACAGGTGTAGTCATACGATTTGAAACTGTTGCTGTGCTATTGATAAGTGTGTGCGCTGTACTAATAAGCGACAAACCATCAATACCAAGGAACGTAGTGCCTGTAAAGGCATCATCCAAAAGTTCGGAAGAACGATACTCCGAAGTCATACGAGCAGCTTCACCAAGCCACTTCGATGCTTGGTTAGCCTTACCATACTTATCATCCTCAACCGTGCGCCTAGTCAGCATGAAACCAAGAGCGAACTCTTTATCCACACCAACAACCTTCGGGCCAAGCTTCGGATCTTCGTAAATCACTGGCTCGCCATCTTCACGAATATGCAAACGCTTCAAACCCGTGATGATGGAAGCTTCGATCTCCGGCCCATCCATAGTACCTTGATTGAGATACTGCGTATATTCTGGCTCGTAGAACTGATACGAGTCCAAGAAGTTCTTTCTCAATCCTGGACGGAACAGGAGATTAAATGCGCCTTGGGTAATCATTTTGCATTATCTCCTTTAAGCCGGGATGCGCGCAAGTGCGCTCTGGTCAATTGTGAACAAAGCATAGTTGATTGCGTTAGCACCAGTTTCGATGATAACATCCTCAACCTTTGCTACAGCCGTGGTAGAAACAGCCTCAACACCTGCGACCAACTTGTTGATCTGCCAAAAACCAAAGCCATCCACAACTGAACGAATTAGACCGAAGAACAAACCAATGTCACCAAATACAAAGGCTGCATCGCCAGGAGCCGAGAAAACAGTATTTCGATTCGCAATAACAATCGAAACTTTGCTCGTCCCTGGAATGCCTCCCGGTGATGCACCAAACGATGTTACTTGTTGCACATCACCAGCATGTCCCAACTCTAGCCCTGGAGTACTACCAGCACGATGAAGCGCAACGCCAAGGATCTGATTACCAATAAGATCCAAAGCGCCAGGAATATCAACAGCCGTACCATCCGTGATATACAAAGCGGTGGAAGCTGTATCAACTCCTGCTTCTGCTGCAATTTCATCCGTCACTTTATCAGCAGAATTTACTTCACGCATAATAGCACCCAAGCCAAAAGTTTGGGCAGCCGCCGTTTCATCGTAGTGGAGTCCCTCAATAGCAGGGACATTCCCACCAGTCAGTTTGGCTGGCTGAATATACGTGACACTCATAAAACATTATCCTCCGCGACTATCAAGAGCCGCTTGAATGTCCTCTTTATGAGCCGTCGTTTTAGACGACTCTTCAATTACGGGCAATTCAGGCGCTTGGGCTTTTAATTGGGCTGCGAAATTCTGTTCTTCAATAGAACGCTCTTCTCTTAATTCATCAAGAGCTTTTGGATCGTGCTGTTCCAAATATCGCTCTCTCTTAACTTCTTGAATTAGTTCATAATCTTCCTGTGGACAGGTCATAAAAATTACGTCGCCAACCCGAGCAATTGTACCTGCTCCTGTTGAATGTAACGCAGTTTTATTCCCATACTTCAAGTCAATTTCAAAACCAAGCGACTTCATCCTTTCAATTTGAACGGAATCCTCACGAACCCATTCACCATGAATATCAGGAGGCAACTCAACATTTAGTCGAGTGTTAATAATCCCGCGCTCTAGTATCGTAGCAATCCGGGCACGCCTTTCTTGCATAGTCTCAGGCGCGTGTTCACTATCTTTGATGAATTCTAGTTCTTCTTCCCCTTCTTGCTTCGATTTTCCCGTAACATTTAATACTTCTCGTTCAATAGTCATTATGCACCTTCTGGCTTAGTAAATTGATGTATTGCTACTTTATCTGCTGGCAAATCTTGTAAGGTCCACCATTGTTCTTCTGTCATACCATTTTCTCGCATAAGTCTACGTTCGTTTTCCGTCAACTCTCTACGTTGTACCGGAACTTGACCTCCAGGCACAACAGGTGGAGCAGAAGGACGTAAATGAGGTGGCATCATATTAGGATCAACTCCTGGGGCCGGTGGATTAGGAACTGTTGTAACTGGAACTGGTGGTACTGGTACAGCAGGAGTAGGATCTAAACTAATACCAGGAATATCTCCTAAGTCTATTGCGCCCCAGGAGTTGATCCTAATATGATGCCACCTCATTTACGTCCTTCTGCTCCACCTGTTGTGCCTGGAGGTCAAGTTCCGGTACAACGTAGAGAGTTGACGGAAAACGAACGTAG